TCCCGGTCCACGGCGATGTAGATGAGCCGGTTGAGCCAGCACAGGCAGTGGTTCACGTGTCCGTTCCTGTGTCCCAGCTCCTTCTTGAGAAAGACCTTGAACGATTCGGCGAACTCCTCGGTGATGTCCGAAAAGGCGATGTCCTTCATCCCGCGGGATTCGATGAACTGCCTGAGGTTGAGCTGGGTGGTCTTCGACTGGCGGTAGGTGGAAGTGGAGTTGATCTCCTTGGAGCGGACCCTGAGCCGTTCGCGTTCCACCTCTCCGGCCTGCAGGAGGTATTCCGGTACGGAATTGGCGCCTGACACGGTGGTCTTGAGCAGTTCGGCCGTGACCACTCCCTGGTTCCTCAGCAGGTTCCCGTACGCCTCTTCCAACCGGCTGCGGAAGGCGGCAAGGCGGTTGTTCTCCCTGGCTGTTTTGATTTCACACTTCTTGCTGTCCCAGTCCCCGGGTTTGCAATAGACGCCTGTCGTGACTGCCGATTTCTTTCCGTCGATGCTGATCCGGCAGAGGACGGCGGTCGTGCCGTCCGATTTCACCTTGTTACGGTTGATGTAGAATAAGAGCTTGAATGTACTGCGCATGATAATGATTGTTTAGGGATTAAAGGATAAGTTTCAAATCGCGGGTTGCCTCGACGAACCTGTCCATGTCCTCGAACAGCTTCTTCGGGGTTACGCGCGCGTATATCTGGGTGGTCTTTATGTTGGAGTGTCCCAGCATTTTGCAGATGGTCTCTATCGGCACTCCCTCCTCGAGCGTGACCAGCGAGGCGAAAGAATGCCGTCCCATGTGGTAGACAAGGTCCTGGCTCAGCCCTGCCATCAGGCGCAGGGATTTCATATTGGCCCTGAGCGTGTGGTAGTCCTGCGGCGGGAAAAGAGTCTCGCGGGTATCGTCCCGGTATTTCTCAATCAACGCGACGGCTTCCGGAAGCAGCTTGACACGTCCGAGGTAGTCGGTTTTCTTTCGCTGGTATTTCAGCCAGAGGCTGCCCTCGTCATCCCGGAAGAGGTTCTTCCGGGTGATGCTTACCGCATCGGCATAGGCGGTGCCGGTGTAACAGGCGAAGAGGAAGAGGTCCCGGGTGATGACATGTGACCTGCGTTTTTCCGGTATCTCCAGATCACGCAGCTTCTCGAAATTCTCACGGCTGAGTGCTTTCGGTGTTGTCTCCTTCTGCTTGGGCAGCTTGAAGTGGCAGAAATGGTATTTCTCCGAGTGGCCCTCCTTGTAGGCGATGCGGCAGATCTTTTTCAAGATGGCCAGGTAGCCGCGAAGCGTGTCCACGGCATATCCCTTTTCCAGAAGGATGAAATCCTGATAGTCGCGGATGAACTGCTCGTTGAGCTGCCCGAAGACAAGGTCCGGAACCTTGAATTTCGCCTTGATGAATTCGGAAAGCGTGCGGTAGGTGAAGAGGTAGGTCGAGAGTGTGGTGGGCGCACGGTCCACACCGACACGGGCCTTCATTTCCCCGTTATGCCGGTCGAGAAGTTTGAGCAGGGTCATCTGCATGCCCGCATTGCCCTGGAACATGTCCCTGACCGCGGCGGCATCGAAATCCCTTTTTCTTTCCATGAGGGAATTGAAGGCCGAGTGTACGGCAAGCAGCAGTCTTTCTATTTTTTCATTGGTCTCCACCGCTTCCCGGCTCTTGCCGTTCAGCCGGCTCTCACGCGCGTTCCACAGCCCGGGGGTGCAGGAGAGCTTGCAGCTGAACTGCGCCATCGTGCGGTTGAGGGTGATCCGTCCCATGATCGGGGCTTTGCCGGTCTTGTCCGGCTCGCTCTTTTTCAGGTAGAGCAGCACCTTGAATTTTTCCACTTTCATAACGCTCTTTTTTAGGTTGTAAAAATACTCCTTTGAAAAGCGTCCTTTGGCATGCAAAACATTGAGAAACAGTGAATACAAATCCGCTTTGTTCTTATCGGTAAAAATTCGGTTACCTGCCGTCGTTTCCGAAACAGGCGGCTAACAGTCTGGTAACTGAAACGTCGCAATATTTTGTTTTCTTTTGCAGGTCTGTCTGTTCTGCAATTCTCGCAAAATGCTTAATTATAAACGTTTTACGTTTAATTATCGTCATTCTGTTTTTTATTGCATTTCTAAATATTACTTATGTAGCTCGTCATTCCTGGGCAACGACTGCGAAGTATCGGGGAGTATCCATTGAAATGATTAGTGAATCATTGGGCCATAAATCTATAAAAACCACACAAATCTATTTGAAAGGCTTTGAGCTTAAAGAACGTACGGAGGTAAATAAAGGGAATTTATCTTACGTAAGAAACTGCTGTGTAGGCAGAAATGAAAGCGTAAAGTTCTAATAATCAGAACTGATATATGTGTGTTACTTCTTAGGTAACGGAACTTAAATTTGACGCAAAGATAGACAAAAACATAAATAGTAAGCAAATATTCTTCCATTTTTTTTCGTTTTATCTAAAATATAGGAAAAAAACTATCCGAACATGAAATAAGATTATTTTCATGCCCTATACTTTTTATTGCCTAATCTCTGGATTCTTCCCGTTGAGTATTAGGCTGTTTCCTTCTTATGCCCTATTTCTATATGTGATTTCCATTTTTTGTTGAGATGTGTGCCTTGTGTATGTATTGTCCGTTACCTAAGAAGTAACGGAAGAACATGAGGTAAAAAAACATGATTTTAACAAAGCCGAAATCAATTAGTGCTGGGCCTAGCGATGGGACAGGGGAAGGCGTAGCACACTCTAAACGCTGGTATGTTGCTCTGGTTCGTATGCATCATGAGAAGAAAGTAGCCGAACGTTTAGATAAAATAGGGATTGAGAATTTTGTTCCTGTTCAGCAGGAAATTCATCAGTGGAGTGACCGGCGCAAGATGGTTGAGTCTGTCCTTCTTCCAATGATGGTGTTTGTACACGTTAATCCGAAAGAACGCAAAGAAGTTCTAAGTTTTTCTACAGTGAGCCGTTATATGGTGATGCGTGGTGAGAGCTCTCCAGCGGTGATTCCAGATGAGCAGATGGCTCGTTTTCGTTTCATGCTCGACTATTCAGAGGAAGCTATTTGTATGAATAGCTCTCCTTTGGCACGTGGTGAGAAGGTTCGTGTTGTGAAAGGACCTCTGACCGGGCTGGTTGGTGAACTGGTTAATGTAGATGGCAAAAGCAAGATTGCCGTCCGGCTGAATATGCTGGGATGCGCTTGCGTGAATATGCCTATTGGTTATGTCGAGGCTATCTGCGAGAAAAACTAGTACTCGTCATCATTTATCCACAAATTACATGAATATGAAGTTTTCTTGTGCTTTTGCACTGATATTCTCTTTCTTCTTCTTTTCAGCTTGTCAATCCTATAAGAAAGTACCTTATTTGCAGGATGCGGAGGTTTTGAAACAGGTGAATACGCAAGTTTCCCCTGTTCAGGACGCAAGGTTGATACCGGGGGATGAGGTTTCCATTCTTGTTTCTACTTCCGATCCGGTTGTTTCGCAGCCATTCAATGCACAAGGCAGTACCTTTTTGTTGGATGACCAGGGAAATATCAATTATCCGGTTTTAGGTAAACTCCCTTTAAACGGATTAACGAGTCGCGAAGCTGAAAACCTGATAACGGAGCGACTGAAATCTTACGTGAAAGAAAGACCTACGGTAGTAGTCCGTATGTCCGGTTTTAAAGTTTCGGTTTTGGGAGAAGTGGCGTCTCCGGGTGTTTATCCGGTGGTGAATGAGCAGATCAATGTACTCGAAGCCCTTGCCATGGCAGGAGATTTGACCATTTATGGTGTTCGTGATAATGTGAAACTAATCCGCGAAGACAAGAACGGGCATAAACAGTTTGTTACACTCAATCTGAACGACGCGGATTTGTTATTATCTCCTTACTATCAGTTGCAACAGAATGACATCCTGTATGTCACTCCCAATAAAACCAAAGCACAGAGCGCGGACATCGGAACAAGTACCACGATGTGGATTTCGGGATTTTCCATCTTAGTGTCTATTGCCAGTCTGCTGGTTAATATACTTAGATGATCCCTACAACTCTCCATATTCTTTGATACAGTTAAAACACGGACATTCCTTCATCGGATTTAAATCATGATGGCCTACAATCAATGCTTTGGGGAATCTTTTCCTCAATTCGCGGAGCAAAGCGAGCAAGGAACCTCGTTGCGCCAATGTACGTGTGTCTTGGGGACGTCCGGCAATATCCAGCCCTCCTTCGTAACAAATACCTATCGAATGGGTGTTATGGTCACGGCAGTGTGCTCCGACCTTTTCCAGAGGACGGCCCTGGCAAATTTCTCCATCGCGGGTGATGTAGAAATGGTAACCAATGTCACGGAACCCGCGGTGTTGGATATGATCTTGTCGGCAAGCCTCCGCCGAAAGGAATTTTCCTTCCGGCGTGGCACTGCAATGAATGATAATCAGCGTAATGGTGCGCATGGGGCTACATACAACTTTGTACTCCGATCAGGCCTCCGATAGCGGTGGCAACGGTGATAATCACTTTGATAATGAAGCTCCATACGGAGCGGGGAGAAGATGAATTACTCATAAAGAAGAGGTTTTAAATAAATTAATAATATTCCCTTAGGCAGCCGGGTCAGGTGCTTCACCGCTTCCGCCCGGATTTGGATTCGGCGTATTGCCTGAATCGGAATCTCCACCAGGAGTAGTTGGTTTCTGATACTCCGCTTGCTGCTTCAGTTGACTGTCGAGTTTCAGGTTGGTAGTCGACAAATTACCGGTGGCACGAGCTTTAAGACGCATACCTGTGATGTTTTTCTCTAACGAAAAATCTTCCAGCGTATCAGCCGCCTTACTGCGAATACCTACCCCAAAGATGGCAAGGTCGTCGATTTTCACGCATTTGCCGTCGAGCAGCAATTCTTTGATGCAGTCTACCATGTCAGAAAGTACACCTTTGATG